GTGGTCGTAGCATTTCAATGAGGAAGAGCTAAATGGCAGACACTATTGCTACAGTCTTCAACCCTTTAACGGGGGTGTTTGGCTCTGGGAATGTAAGGTTCTTCGCAGGCAACTCAACTACGCAAACCTACACATGGACAGTCCCTGCAGGTGTTGATGCAGTCAGGGTGCGTGTCTGGGGTGGTGGTGGTTATGACGGCGGTTCTGGTGGTGGGTTTGCTTTGAAGTCCATCTACGGCATTTCAGGAACAACCTCAATCACCATCACGGTAGGAATTGGCGGAAATAACTCAGTCACAACAGGAGGTACATCATCCTTCGGTTCGTTTGTGTCCGCAACAGGTGGCGCTACAGGGGGTGGAGCGGCTGGCGCTGGCTCTGGTGGTGACGTCAACTACACAGGTGGGCTTGGCGTATCTGGTGGTGGAGGTGGTGGCGTGGCAGGGCTGTTTGGTAATGGCGGACGGGCAGGCACTACGGTTGCCCCCGGCGGGAACGGTTGCTCTGGTGGTGGTAGTGGTAACACTGGTGGTGATACCAGCGGTGGGAATGGATTTATGGGAACTGGTGGGATCAACAGAGTAAGCAATGCTTATTTTACACTTGGCCCAACTACAGGTTTACAAACAGATTTTTCAATTGATTTTATCGGCACTGGCGGTGGGGGTGGTCTAAACCAACCCGGTGTTAACGGTGGTGGCGGTGGGGGAGTAGCGACTGCGGCAAACTACGTGAACCACGGTGGTTACCCCGGCGGTGGTATGGGGGCGTTTAATACCAGTTCAGCAGGTCGTGGTGGCGCTGGTCTTGTGATTGTGGAGTGGTGATATGGCAATAACAACAGTTAATCAAATCTACAACCCAATTTCTGGAGTCTTTGGCTCTGGAAACATAATGGTTTACGCAGGATCGACTAATCCAACATTTGGACAAACAGCCACTACATTTACTTGGACAGTTCCCGCTGGTGTAGACGCTGTTCGCGTTCGTTTGTGGGGTGGTGGTGCGTTTGATGCGGGAGCTGGTGGAGGCTTTGCCATTAAATCTATTTATGGACTTTCTGGCACGACGTCTGTATTGATTTCGGTTGCTTTTGGTGGTAATGGCTCAACTACAACAGGTGGAACTTCATCTTTTGGTTCTTTTGTGTCTGCTACTGGCGGTGCTACGGGAACTGGCGCGGCGGGGGCTGGTGTTGGCGGAGACATCAACACATCTGGAGGTTTAGGAAACACAGGTACTTCAGGAGGTGGAGGCGCTGGGTCTATTTTTGGTGACGGCGCGTCATTCGGGTCTACTAGCACCATAATTACGCCTTTACCAACATTTGGTGGCGCTGGTTCAGGGATGGGAAACGCTGGGCCAGCATCTTATGGTTCGGGGTTTATCGGTAGTGGTGGCTCTATGAACATGAATACAACAGCACCTCTCGTTAGAACACCAGTATCAGCCCCAAATTCAGGGTTAGAAAAGTTTTCAATTGACTTTTTAGCCACTGGTGCGGGCGGTTGTGGTGGCTATAACGGAATAAACGGTGGTGGTGGTGGTTATGGTGGTAATGTAACTGGTGGAATCCCCGGTGGTGCTGGGGGTGATAACAACGGTTTAGGTGCGCCCGGTTTAGTAATTGTGGAGTGGTAAAAATGAAATACGCAAGAATTATCAACGGTCAAGTTTTGGAACTAATCACACCCCCAGAGGGTTACGACATTGTGGACTGCTATCACGCAGACATCGTGAAGACGTGTGAGCGGATTCCTGCAGACCAAGACGTTCAGATTGGTTGGACATTTGCTGACGGCGTGTTCACAGCGCCAGTGGTGGAAGAGACACCGACTGAACCTACAGTGTAACTGAAAGAGATCAATGGCCGCAGAAGCAATGACCTATGACAGCCTCGTAGAGGATGTCATTACTTACTCTGAGCGCGACGATACTTCTTTTGTTGCGCAAATTCCTCGGTTGATTATGTTGACCGAGCAGAGTATTGCCGCCCAGATCAAAACGCTGATGCAGTTGAACGTGGTCAACACCACGCTAACTGTCAACGACCCGGTAATTCAAAAGCCGGCCCGTTGGCGCAAAACTGTCAGCATGAAGATCAACGGCCAGCCTGTACTTAACAGGTCCATGGACTACGTGACACAGTTTCAAACAGAGTCCAGTAACGGACAGCCTCTATACTACGGAGATTACGACTATGATCACTGGGCTCTTGCTCCAATTCCAGACGACGATTACTCGTTGCAAATTATCTATTACAGCCGCATTCAGCCGCTTGACATCACGAATCAAGAAAATCTTTTAACACGTGAGGCCCCTCAGGCTTTGTTGTACGGCACACTGCTCCAAGCGCAGGGGTTCATCAAGAACGCAGACAAGCTTGCAATGTGGAAGGGCTACTACGACGAGGCTATCGGCGCACTCAAGGGCGAAGATCAACGACGCATGCTAGACCGCAACGCGGTAAGACAGGAACCTTAAATGACGACATTCACCTCCCCGTTTACAGGGAACGTAATCCAGCCTACGGACGTAAGTTACGAGGCGATTGCGCTATCAGGCACGGTACAACTTTACTGGCCACAGTACGTCAGCACCGCGGGCCAACAGGTCAGCGCCCGTATAATTGACGTCGTGTCCACCGCCGGTGGTATCTTAGAACTACCAAACGCACAACAGGCCTCTGTTGGCGAAGACATTCTGTTCCGCAACCAAGGCGCTAACCCGTTCACGGTGTCGCGCTCTGACGGCACTGGCTCGTTCACCGTGCCCGTGGGTCAGGCTTACTACACGTACCTCACAGACAACACCACAGCGGTGGGTGTGTGGGGTGTTGTGGCGTTCGGTGTAGGTACGTCCTTTGCAGACGCCGCCACACTGGCAGGCAACAGCACAGCGGCCATTCTAGGCAAGCTAGAGACAACGATTGTCACCAACGAGTTTTCTTCTTCACCCGCGATTACTGACACGTCACGCTCACAGTGTTTTGTGTGGACCGGTGGTGCGGGCACAATCACACTGCCCGCGGTGACCTCGTTGTCCCGCGGTTGGTACATTCTTGTTCGTAACAACGGCACCGGCGCGCTCACAATCAACACGTCTTCTGTTGGCTCAACAATTGACGGTTTGGCCAGTTTGGCTTTGCCCCTTGGTGACTCTTGCTTTATCTGTGTAAACCAAGACCCTGTTAAACAAGACTTCTTTACAGTTGGTCGTTCACGCCCTAACAGCCTGACGTTCTCTTCTGCCACGTACGACGTGGACGTGATAGCCGGCGCTTCACTGAGCCTGATCACCAACACGCCAATCATTCAGCGCTACACAGCCTTGAGCGGCACACGAACAACCAGCTTGTTGGTTGTGTTGCCTGCGGTAACTCAGGTGTACTACCTGCTGAACGACACCAACCAAAGCGGATACAACGTGACGTTCCAAGTGTCTGGAAGCGCACAACCCCCGTTCTCTTTGCCAACGTCCACACAGGTTATTGTGCTCAGTGACGGGTCAAACCTGTACCCGCTGATTCAAAGTAACATTGGTCAGTTCTTGGCCAACCGAGGCACCGCCGCGGCGCCAGCGTTTACGTTTACGTTGGACCCAGTTACAGGCATGTACTCACCAAGTAACAGCCAGTTGGGCTTCTCTGTTGGTGGCGCCAACATTGCAACGATGGACGCAACAGCCGGTGTGGGCAACTACGTGACCCGTTTTGTGGGGCGCGTGCAGGCTGACCTGATCTCTGGTGGGGCGTTCTAATGGCGACTGAACCGTCCAAAATCTTCACCCTCTTTGTTAAACCCGGCATCAAGCGGGACGGTACAAGGTTTGAGGCTGACGAGTACGGCGACGGCAAGTGGGCAAGGTTTCAACGTGGCAGGGCAAAAAAGATGGGCGGCTACCGCCAAATGTTTGCCTCCCCCACTGGCATCCCGCGTGGGATGATCACCAACTCACTGAACGGCGTTAACTACATCTACGCGGGCAACTACAAGGGCATTGAGGTGTTCAACACCGGCACCGACCAAGGTGTTGGTGTGGGCCCGTTCCCTGCAGAATTTAACAGCACGTTTGTTGTTACAGCAATCACACTTGGCACAAACACACTAGAGGTGTTTGGTGACCAAACACTCACTCTACCCAACACCACAGTTTTTTGGGCTTATAACACCTCTGGTGTGCGCACAAACTACACAGTCAATGCGGCGCCCACATACAACTCAGGCACCAACCGAACAACCGTTGTGGTGGCTTCCTCTACTGGATTATCTGCTACTGCGCCGTTTGAAATTTATAAACCAAACGGGCTTGCTTCTAGCAACCAGTATTTGTGGCAGTTCGATATTGCATACGACTCTTCTGGCGCAGGCAACTCTAAGCTGTTAGCCCACCCCGGCCGCAACCTAGACAACATTGACTCTGGTGTTAACACATCCCTTTTTGCTGGTAATTTTTTGCCCGACCCTACTACAGGCAAATACATTCTTACTCAGGTGGTTGATTCTACTGGGTCTACACCAACGTACCTGCCAATTGACGTGAGCGGTGGTGTTGTGGTGCTACACCCGTTTGTGTTTGTGTACGGCAACTACGGTAACCTGCGCAACAACAACGTTATCTTTAACTCGTCCACAGCCAACGTGCAGACGTTCAGTGACTGGAACGGCACGCTTGCCAACGACGTGAACGTGACGGCGGGCAAGATCATACGAGGCTACCCCCTTCGCGGCGGTACAGCGTCCCCCTCTGGTCTTTTCTGGGCCACGGACTCTTTGGTGCGTGTGTCTTTCACAGGCACGGCGCCATACTACTGGCGCTACGACACGGTGTCTAACCAGACGTCTATCATGTCGTCTAGCGCCGTGGTTGAGATGGACGGCATTTTCTTTTGGATGGGTGTTGACCGGTTCTACCTGTACAACGGCGCGGTTAAGGTTCTGCCTAACGACAAGAACGTTAACTACCTGTTTGACAACATTAACTTCAGCGCGCGTCAAAAGGTGTGGGCAACCAAGGTTCCCCGATATGACGAGATTTGGTTCTTCTACCCACGCGGCACATCAACAGAGTGCACCGACGCGATTATCTACAACACCAAGGACCAGATTTGGTACGACGCCGGCCAAGCAGAGGGAGCGCGCAGGTCTTGTGGCTACGTGACCGAGGTGTTCCCTAGGCCCGTTTGGGCGGGCTGGGACTTCACCGGCGAGTTGGGGCAGACCTACACCCTAACCTACGGCCCAAATCGCGCCACAGCGCCCGTTACGACCGCCTATCAGGTAATTGCCCCGGGTGACCTAACAACCAACCCTGCCGGTAGTTTTATGGTGTTTGACACCCAGATTGGGGAAACGTTTGTTTCTGCCAACCAGATCACCGCGGCGGTGTTCACAAACGACTCCTCTGGTGGTTACACCACGATCACCTTTGCGGACATTGTGCCTGTCACGGTGGTTGCGGGTAGCACCATGTCACAAGCCACAGGTGGCTACGTGATATGGGAGCAGGAGTTTGGTAAGAACAAGGTTACGGCCACCGAAGAGTACGCGGTTGATTCTTTTGTAGAGACATGCGACATTAGTTGGGTGGGTGGAACACCCTCGTCAGACGAGCTTATGGGCGTTAACCGCCGCATGCACCTGACCCGTGTTGAGCCAGATTTTAAGCAGGTTGGCGACATGGAGTTGACCATTGTAGGCCGACCTTTTGCCAACGACGGCGTGGAAGAGAAGGGGCCCTTCATCTACACACCAACGTCCGGCAAGGTGGACCTTCGTGCCGAGTACAGGCTTGTTAACCTGCGCTGGCGCAGTAACGTAATTGACGGGGATTATGAGGCCGGTAGAACGCTAATTACCGCCGAGTTCGGCGACGAACGGCCTTAAATGCTAATCGAATTCTTGCCCGAATATAGCACTTGGGAAGATTGGAACGGGAACTTGCTTCACTACTTTGGTGAACAGCAGTTCCCGTTTTTGCCTGAAGACCAGTGGCGCGAGGTGGCCCAGTCTGTCACAGTCAACCCCGTGTTTGACAAGTACGCCGTACCTAACCCCGAAGTGTATGAACACTGGCAACATTGGGCTAACAGCCTGATTGCCGCCGTCAACGGCAACGGGGCTTAAACACCTTAAATTATGGGTAATTCTCTATAGGAATACTCATCCAAACACCCCACAAAAATGGCAGTTTCAGACCAACAGATATTTGATTACTTTGCAGGGCTTGACCAAGGACAACTACAGTCCGGGGCGCTTGACCAGCAAATTGCAAAAGACATGGGGACATATAGTGTGTCTGCTGGGGATATTGCTCGTGCTACAGGCACTGACGTTGGAAGTATCCAGTCCCGCTATGACACCGCCATGGGTGGTTTAAACTCAGTTGGTGGTGATACAAGCACAACAGTGGGAGGGTTAAACACCCTTGGCACCACGGCCGCAGACACAACAGCCGCAACTACAGCCGCAGACACAACAGCCGCAACTACAGGCGCAACTACAGGTGCAACTACAGACCAAGAAACAATAACAGCAAGGCTTAATAATACAGACTACACACTGAACGTCGCGGACGTCAACAACGTATATAACCAAATTGTTGGTCAGGGCACGATGGGAAAGTGGACTGGCGAGGGCTTTGGTTCAGCAGACGCCAACGCACGCAAAATGTCGGAGAACTTGGTTGCCTCTGGTGTTACAGACATCAACCAAATTGGTCAAAAAGAAGTTGTTACCCCCGGTTACTACACAAGCACCGAACAGGGTGATACGTGGAACCCAGAAACCACCCAAACCGTTTTATACAACAAAGCTACGGGGCAACCTCTTGTTAACGACTACGGCGAGCGTGGCGGTGTTGGTAACGCGTTCTCTGGCACGTACACCGGCAAAGACAACACAGCGTACAACGTTGGTTTTGATAATGAAGGTAAACCCATTTTGTACACTTCAGGAGCGTCCAGTGCAGACGACCTGAGTGACCTGCAGACAATTTTGTCTTTGGCGTCTTTTGTGCCCGGACTGGCCCCTTTTGCGCAGGGCGCAAATGCGCTTATTTCCGCGGGTCAAGGTAACTACGCCGGCGCCGCACTTGGTGCACTTGGCGCGGCCGGGTCCGCTGGTTTTACCGACATTGCTGGCATTCCAATCAACGACGCTAAGAACCTTGTTGGTGGTCTGAACGCACTGCAAACAGGCAACGTGGCGGGGCTTGTAAACTCCGCCGCCGGGTATGTTGGTGATAGTTTGCCCGCAGAGGTTCGCACTGGTTTAACCATAGCTAACGCGGCTACCGCGTTTGCCAATCAAGATTATGCGGGCTTGGCAGACGCCGCGGCCACGTTGACTGGTAGCAGTGACGCTAGACTGGCCTCGTCGGCTTTGCGCATGACTGAAGCGTTTAATAATTTTACTAAAACCGGCGACATTTCTGGTGTGGTTAACGCCGCAAAAACTTTCAACAACGCGGCCAACGCGGCCAACACAAACAACACTGCGTTTACAGCGTTCAAAGACGTCATCGCGGCTGGCGGTACACCAGAGGACGCACTGAACGCCTCTAACCAGTTTGACACCGCGTTGGCAGGTGTTACACCAACAACATTTACACAAGACTTGCCTGTTTCTGCAGAAGCAGAAGACATCATTTCTCAAGTGGCAGGCATCCAACCAGACCAGCTTGCGTTTGCTGGCGTTGTACCTGCACTTGGTAGTGCCGCCGCCACACAAACTACCGCCTTGATGCAACGACTGGCCGCAACACCTGCGGGCCAAACGGCGTTGCGTGAGGCCGTCAACGCAAGCACAAAGGTGCGCGATGCTTTGATTGCTACGGGTGTTTTTGGTTCTGCGGGTGTTGCGTCGTTTATGCAGGGCGCCTCTTTGGTGCCTGAAAAATTAGAAACAAAAACAAGCACGCAGAACAGCGATCTGGTAAACCAGATCCCCACTGGCTACACACCACGAACAGAAACTTCAACTGTTACAACAACACCCACTGGTACGGACGCAAGCACTGCGACAACCACTGCAACAAGCCCTGCTAACATTACCGCACTAGAAGGTTTGACCAACACAGGACTAACCGGTAATCAATACAACGAAGCAGGTGAGTTGTTGATTGGTGGTGAGGTGTATACCCCCGGCTCTGCAACAGACCAAGTGTCTGCGGAAGTTTCCGGTGTGGCACAACGTTTAGGTATATCTAACGCTGAAGCTTTGACAATGCAACAAACAAACCCCGGTTTGTTTAATCAGTACAATCTTTACGATGGCGAAGGGGTGTTCACACCTGCTAACCCAGAGACAATGCGTTCTACTGATTTGGTTGTGGGTCGTGAAGGTGGTGCAGACGACAACATTGTTATCAATGACGGCGTTACTACCACAGGCTCAAAAACACTAACACCAATTACGCAAGAACAGGTCGTAACGCCCGGGGTTGATACTCGTAATATATCAACCACTACTCCAACAACGACAACCATTGAAACAGTACAACCCACTGCAACAGTACAGGCTACAACTACACCCACTGCAACAGTACAGGCTACAACTACACCCACTGCAACAGTACAGGCTACAACTACACCCACTGCAACAGTACAGGCTACAACTACACCCACTGCAACAGTACAGGCTACAACTACACCCACTGCAACAGTACAGGCTACAACTACACCCACTGCAACAGTACAGGCTACA